CCCGCAGCGCAGGCGACGGGTGTTCGTCGTTGGTTGCGACCTTGAGCGAGATCCTGGAGGTCGGGAACGTGCCGCCGAGGTTCTCGCTCTCGGAACGGGCCTGCGCTGGCATCTTGCGGAGAGCGGAAAGACGCGGAAAGCAGCTCCCGCCGATGCTGAAGCAGGCGTTGGAGCAGGTTGCTGGTGGGATGGTGGTGGGTGCGCCGGAACGCTGACGAAGCAGAACGCCGGGGGCGCGCAGCGGATGCCTGACAAGGACAATTTCGGTGCGGTGTTGCAGCCGGTCGGCTACCGCTGCATCCGCCGGCAGCTCCGGCTTCCATGAGATGAACCACCCGGTCGTGGTGCAGCAGCCCGTCCCCATCCAAGACGGACGCGAGATGCAGAAGGCGCAGAACGGAGGCGGATACGGGAACGCCAACGAGGGCCTCGGCATCACGGTCGAAGGGACGGGACCGATCCAGCGATGCAATACGCCAGCGGTGGCACACACCCTGCGCGGCGAGGGCTTCGACGCGGGCGAGGATGGAACCGGACGAGGGACGCCGCTTGTGCCTGTTGAAACCTTGCAGCAACAAGGGTACGATGGCGATCATGCCAGCACACAAGAAGCCGACGCCATTGCGACATTGCGAGTTCTGCGGAACGAAGTTGGAGCGGAAACGTTTACCGCGTGGGGACTTGGAGTACTTGATTCACTTCAACCGTCGCAAATACTGCGGACGCGTCTGCATGGCGCGGGCATTCGATGCGCGTCATTCAGCCGTAGTTGGCCCATCGACTGCGCGATATCACGCCCGGAAGATCGTGCCGCCTGGGCCGTGCAGTCGGTGCGGGAAGCCGAAGGCGAAGGATGTTCACCATCGCGACGGGAACTACCTCAACAACTCGCCGAGCAACTTGGAGCGTATTTGTCGAAGCTGCCATGTCCGGGGCCACAGGCCGAAAAGCTCATGCACCATTTGTGGTGCGCTAGCGAAGGCATTGGGATTCTGCGACAAGCACTATCAGCGATTCAAGAGGCACGGCGATCCCCTGATGTACCGAGGACAACGCCAGCAAACACGATGACCGTGCGACGGCTCACGGCCACCGAATGCGAGTTTTTGCAGGGATTTCCGCGCAACTGGACGCTCATCCCGTGGCGCAAGAAGCCAGCCGACGAATGCCCGGACGGGCCAAGATACAAGGCGCTCGGGAACTCAATGGCCGTGAACTGCATGGCCTGGATCGGGGAGAGGATCGCGGCCGTAGAGGCCGCAGGTTGACCATGCCCCGCGCCACCCTGTCCGAGCAGCTCGCCGCCTGCCGCGCACAGAACTACCGCCTCACGCGCCTGCTCATCGAGCACGACATCGACCTCCCGGGCAATGCCCCGACCCCTATCCCGCCCGCCCGCATCCCCAACCCCACCGCCGAGGACTTCGAGCGAATGCGCCTTGCTCTCGCCGACATCCGCGCCAAACTCAACCACGTCGCTCATCGCACGGAGTATCAGTCGTGGGCGGCCGAAGCCCGCGCCGTCATCCGCGTGATCGACCGAGCCGAGCCTCGCGTACAATCGACCGGGAGGCTTACGCCATGAACACCCCGCAGCCGCAGGGGGATAGGGGGACCGATGCCGAACGGGTGGCCGACACCAAGGCCCACCTGTCGATCATCGCTCGCGCCGTCTATCAGGGCTGGGAATTGCCCGAGGAAGCGTCCAAGCGCCTCCCAGCAGACTTGCAGGCCATCGTCGAAGACCCCAGCACAAGCACCCGTGACCGCATCCGGGCGCTGGAGTGCCTTGCCGCCCTCCGCAAGGACCGCGTCGATGCCGCCATTCAGCTTGACCGCATCAAGCGCCTTGACGCCGGCACGGCCACCGACCGCGTCGAAATCGCCTCCGTCCTGACCGACGAGCAGCTTGCCGCCGTCGCGCAGTCGCTGACCGTTATCCCATGCCCCGCACCCGAGCCAAGCCCCAAGCGCAAGCCCAAGCGCAAGTGACCCCCGAGCAGGCGGTCGCCGCGGCGCGAGAGAACCCGATGGCGTTCCTCGCGCTGTGCATGGGAAAGCCCGCCAGCGGCCTCCAGCGCGAGATGCTGCGGCACGCGCTCGAGAACGTCGCGTGGTACAGCGAACTCCCCCGTGGCCACGCCAAGACCTCTACCTTCGCGCACCTCGTCGCCTGGTGGGTCGGGGTCCGCCCCGGCGTAAGGTTCAAGATCATCGCGCAGACCGACGATCACGCCGTCGCCACCACCCGCTTCGTCCGGGAGATCGTGCGCGGCCCCGTCTTCCGCGCCTGTTTCCCGACCGTCAAGATCAAGCCCGGGGAGGAAACCGTAAGTGCTTGGAGCGTCACGGCCCCCGGCATCGGGCCCCGGCGCGACCCCACCGTGCAGGGCGTCGGCATCTTCGGCCGCACAGGCGGACGCGCCGACGTGCTGTGGTTCGATGACATCTGCGACCTCCGCAACAGCGTCCTGCAGCCCGCCCTGCGCGGCCAGGTCAAGGAGGCATACGCGAACATCTGGCTGCCGATGCTGGACCCGTCGGCCGAGCACGAGCCTCGCCTGTGGCGGACCGCCACGCCCTTCCACACGGATGACCTGACCGCCGATTGGCGACGGGAGGCCGAGCCGGCGGGCACGCTCCTTCGCCGGCCGTGCGCGGGGCTTACCAGCCCGTGGCCCGAGGTCTTCACCGCCGACGTGCTCGAGGCGAACCGCGCCGCGATGGGCGCGATGGCCTACGCTCGCGCCTACGAGCTCGTGCCGCTCTCGAGCGACCTCCTCGTCTTCCGCCCGGAATGGGTGGGGTACTACCGGGACGGGGAGCCGTTCGACCGCGTCCGCACGGTCGCCGCCATCGACTGGGGGTACTCGCGCAAGGCGCAGGACCGGGACGATCCCGACTACTCGGTCTGCATCGTCGGGGAGATCGACGGCAAGCGCCGCCTGCGCCTGACCGACATCCTGCGCGTGCGCGAGGCGTTCCCGACCTTCGCCAAGCAGGCGGCCGACCTCCTCCGCCGGCGCGGGGTCTCGGCCGTACTGGCCGAGGCCAACGGCCCCCAGCGCGGCATCTTCGACCAGTTCGCCACCATCACGAACCAGCCGATGATCGCCGTCGAGCGCGTCGCCGACAAGCACATCCGGGCCGCTGGCGCGCAGCCCTTCGTCCAGGCGGGCAAGCTCCTGTTCCCCGCCGACGAGACGGGGAAGGTCACCCACGGCTTCCAGCCCGTGCTCGACGAGATGCTTGCCTTCCCCGCAGGAAGCCACGACGATACGGTCGATTGCGTGGTAGACCTCGTCGCTGAAGCCGTGCGCGGAACGCTCACGGCCGCCGACATGAACGTCACCCGGATCACCAAGCCGGACGCGATTACTCGCATGTTCGGGAACTCCCGAACCCCGAAGCGTCCGTTCTTCGCATGAGGACAAAATGACCGAGCCGACCCTGATCGAGATGGCCGCGACCTACGCCAAGCGTCGCAACGCACGCAAGACGAAGCACGCTCTCGCGTGCGCCCGCCGGGGTTCGCTGGCGCTGTTCGCGTCCGGCGACTTGGTCTACGGACCTCAAGCCAGGGGACTGCTGAAGGACATCGGCAAGATCCTGTCCGAAATGAACAAGACCCTGCGCCCGGTCATGAAGCAGCTGCAGGGCGCGCAGCGTGCCGCCAAGGGAACCGCGTTTGAGGGCAAGCTGCAGAAAATGATCGACAGCGTCAAGAACACGATCGACACCGTTCAAACTCGTGTGGGTGACGTTCCGGAGGAAAGCGACCGCGGACCAAACGCCGGATACGTGGATCGCCTGCACAAGTTCCTCGACCGCGAAGAAAAGCGTAAGGCGCAGATTGCCGATCTTGCTTCCAAGTCGCTGGCGCTGGTCTCGCAGATTTCGTCCGCGAAGCACTCGCGTTATGGCCGCAAGGCCCGGTTCGCCGCCGACCCGATCGGCGAGCTCAAGTCCCTCCTGAAGCAGGCCGCCTCGATGATCAAGGCGGACGGCCTCGTCGCCGCCAGCCTGCCGACCAACGAGATGGGGAACTGGGCGGCCGCTGTCCGGAACGGCACCATGAGCGAAAGCACGGCCGCTAGCGCCGCCATGATGCTCCGCAGCGCCATCAGCGCCGCCAGGGCGTCCACAAGCCCGGCCAAGGTCGCCGCGCCAAAGAAGCCCGCGCAGACCACCGGGCAGCCAAAGCCGCAGGGCGCGATCAGCCGGGCCGTCGATCGCCTCCGCACGGCCGCTTCGGTCATCACGACCAAGACCGTGGATCCGACCAGCCCGGCCTACAAGGACGCTTTGACGCAGGCCAAAGATCAGGCCCGGCAGGCCGTCGCCGACTACAAGGCCGCCGTCGCCTCGCACAACACCGCGCTGGGGCGGCTGGACAAGTACGTGAACGACGCCGCCAAGAGCATGGCTGGCGCGTCGAGCGTGAAGGACGTGCAGCACTTCCTTGCGAACGTCCGGGCCGCGACCCGCACCCGGGCGGTCGCTGCCAGGTCGATGCCGACGCCGTTCAAGCGCCGCAAGTTCGCCAAGCCAACGTCCAGCGATCGTGACCTCGACATCGAAGAGGTGTACGACATCATGGGCATGCTGGACGACCGACTGGATCCGATTCGGGAAGCCGCGGAAATCCTCGCAGAGGATGCACGGGAGGCCCTGTCGACGCTGGTGACGCGCACGGATGCCGAAGGAAAGGATCTGGCCGTCAAGGCGAAGAAGATCATCAGGGAAGCCGATCGAATTGTGGACTACACCCATCCGCGGATTGACACGCCGAAGGACGTCCCGAACGCCCAGAAGGCTCTCGACAACCTCAAGAAGCAGGGCCAGCAGCTCAACAGCGCGTGGCTGGTCCTTCAGAACGAGATGAAGAAGTCGCGTGGGGTGCAAAACCTCAAGGGGCAGTTCCTGCAGGCGCAGGACAACAACAAGATGGCGGCGTCGTACATCTTCAACCTGATAAACACGTGGCAGCGGCTGATCGAGAAGTCCCCGGACAAGCGCAAGAAGCAGCTCGCCACCGTCAACCGGCAGCTGAAGCAGGCGTACGATTCGGTCTTCAAGGCCATGACCGCCAACGAGAAGCGGTGGTATCTCTGGGATGAAACGCCAGCAGCCAAGAAGCCCGAACTGATGGCGGCCGTGAAGCAGGAAGCCTCTGCGCTCGCCACCCTCCGCAAGCAGGTGCTGGCGGCGACCGCGGAGGCGAAGAGCGTGCTCGAGGCGAAGGAGGGCCCGCAGGAAGTCGCCCCGCGCCTGGACCCGACCAAGCGCCACTCCCGCCCCGGCGCGAAGGCGAAGTCCACCCACGCCGCGCTACCCCCGCAGACCCTCGAGGCCGAGCGCAAGCCCGGCGGCGGCTCCCACTCCGAGGCCGTGAGCCGCAAGATCGCCACCCTCATGAACGAGGGCAAGCCGCAGGACCAGGCCGTCGCCATCGCGCTCGACCTCGAGCGCCGCGGCGAGCTGTGATCGCACCACGCAGGAGACAGACATGAGCACCGCAGGACATACCCCGAACTTCATCGCCGAGGAGGACATCCTCCCCTTCCGCTGCGTCAAGATTGGCAGCGCAAACTTCAAGGCCGTACCCTCGACCAGCGATCCCGAGATCCTGCTGGGCGTGACCGACGGCTCCATCCAGACCTTCAACAGCGTCTATCACGCCACGGCTGGCCAGCCCATCTCGCTCCAGAACGGCGAGTTCGTGCAGCTCACGGCTGGCGGGACCATCGCGGTCGGCGACACGCTGATCGCTACGACCGACGGCAAGGTCATCGCCGACACGGCGAGCACCGAATACATCGCCCAGGCTGCCGAAGGCGCGAACGACGGCGAGATCTTCTGGGCGAAGAAGATCGGGGCGTGGACCATCGGAGGCGGCGGCGGCGGCGGCACGATGACGGTGGACGTGCAGGAGTTCGATCCCGTCGATGAGGTGTATTCGTTCATTTGGACGAAGCCCGCTGGCGCGAAGATGGTTTACATCGCTGCCTGCGGAGGAGGTTGCGATGGATATCCGGGCGAAGAGGTTGCTTACGGCGGGTACGGATACGGAGGTGGTGCTGGACAGTATGCGTTCAAGTCATTCGATGCGGAAAGCCTGCCCAATACGCTGATCGTAAGTTTGGGCATTCATCGCAATCCACTTGCAATCCCGTATCCATCCAACAGCACCAGCATCCTCGCGTTCAATGGCACGGAGAATGTCACCATTCTGAACGCTGCCTGCGGCGGCAAGGAAACCATCTACAACTACCCAGTCGGTCCATTTTCCGGCGCATCTCCTTACGCTGGAAATGCGGTGGGAGCCCAATACTCTTTCGGTTGGGGTGCTGGTGAAGAAGCCAATCAGCGCATGGATGGAAATGTTGGTTGGGGTCCGGGCGGTGGAGGTGCGGGAGGAAATGAGGGATTCGGATTTATCGACGGCGGTGCTGGTGGACGCGCCGGGGCAGCATCGTCGGGAACATCCCTTTATTTCGGAAGCTACCCTCCATCCGTTGATGTTGGAGGTGGAGGAGCGGGCGGTGCTGGCGATTCCGGTATTGAACCCGGCGCAAGCGGCGGCAACGGGACCATCGACCCGATCACGGGCTTTGGCGGAGGTGGTGGCGGTGGCGGCTACAGCGGCTCGGATGCCGCGGGCAATGGCGGAAACGGCATTCGAGGCGGCGGCGGAGGTGGCGGTGGCATGACCGCTTTGGGCACTCCCGGAATTGGTGGACAGGGTGGCGACGGGTATGTGCGGATCACGACGATCTGCTTCAACTAAAGGAAAAAGGCATGGCATACGCATTCGTTGATCGCAGGAACAAGTTCGTCAGCGCAGTCCGGGACACCGTCCCAGCGAACGTCCCCGAGCGGTTCCTCGTGGTGCAGGCGAACCCCGGAGAGACTCCCAAGGCTGGCGACAAGTACGACGCTGCGGGCAACCCCCGCTTCACCACGACCGTCGCGCCGAAGCGCCCGGCCAAGTGGACGGCCTTCCAGTTCCTCCTGCGGTTCACCGACGCCGAGCGCGAGGCGTTCCGCGCTGCGTCCGCGACGGACGCGAAGGTCGCCGACTTCATGCTGCTCTGCGGGGCGGCCAGCGAGGTCGAGGCGAACCACCCCATGACCCAGGCGGGCATGGCGTACCTCGTCTCGGTCGGCCTGCTGACGCAGGCGCGAGCGGACGAGATCCTGGACAAGTGACCGCCCGCCCGAGGTAGACGATGCCCGACCCCGTCAGCCCCAACGCCGTCCCCGCGCCGGTCAGCCCCAACAGCCTGCAGAACGGGATCCCCCCGAAGGCCCGTCCGCGCAAGCCGTTGCCTGCCCCGCTCGACCGTGGGCTGACCGTCCAGCTCGGCACCCCCGTCGAGCTGCAGCGGTCGTTCTTCACGACCGCCGACAAGCTGCTCCGCCAGAGCAGCATGGCGTACCGCCTGAACCCGCAGTACCAGATGATGATGCGGGCGGACGCGGACATCGAGGGCGTCCTGCGCTCCCTCCAGGTCACGCTGGCCAGCCTCGAGTACGCGGTGGTCGCGGATGACGAGAACGACACCGAGGCCGTGGAGCTGGCCGACCGGATCCAGAACATCTTCAACACGATGCCACGGCGGATCGACTTCATCCGCGCCATGCACGAGGCGGTCTGGTACGGGAACTCGGCCGCGAACATCGTCTACCGCCCGGACGCCCGGCTCGGCATCGCCATCAAGGAGTGGGTGCCGTTCCACCCCGATACGCTGGCCTACGACCAGTGGGGCAACCTGGCCATGCGCGTCGGCGCGGAGTACGCGAACAACGGGCCCTCCAGCGCCAACATCGGCTTCGACTCCCGCGTCCACATCTTCACCGACCTTGAGCGGAAGGCTGTGGTCCTCCACCGGGTGTTCGTGGCTGCGCCTGACTTCAACGACCCGAACAGCACCGAGACGATCTACCGCGGCGTCGGGGCCCGGGACGTCTGCTGGTTCATGTGGCTGGCGAAGCAGGAGATCCTGCAGGACGCCATCACCTACGCCGAGCGGTACGCGATGGGCATCAGGGTGGGGTACTACCCCCTCGGCCAGGACGCGGGCCGCAACATGATGGAGAACGTCCTCGCCAACCTGACCAACGACAACAGCGTGCTGCTGCCGCAGTCGGGGACGGAGAAGATCTACGACATCGACATCAAGGAGCCGAACGCCGGCCGAGCGCAGGTCTTCATGGAGCTGATCAACTTCTTCAGCAGCAAGCTGAAGGAGGCGATCCTCGGCCAGAGCCTGTCCAGCGAGGCCGGATCCACGGGCCTCGGTTCGGGCGTGGCCAACCTGCACGCCGACACCCTGTCCCGGATCATCCGCTACCACGCTGACGCGCTGGCCGACAGCCTGACCTACGACTTCGTCCGTGTGGTCGCCCGCATGCTCGGAGCATCCGAGGACCTAGCCGGGCGCATCCGGTTCGTCTTCGCGCCCGAGCGCCCGGACCCGAAGGAGCGCCTCGAGGCCATCGAGAAGTTCGTCGCTCTCGGCGGCCGCGTCTCGGAGCGCGAGGTGCGCGACCTGCTCGGCCTTGCCCAGCCGGCCGAGGATGAGCGCATCCTTGGCGGTGCGACGGGGGCGGCCCCGGACGCCCTTGCCGGGCTGTTTGCTGGCGCGGGCAAGGCTGCTCCGCCCGAGGAGGCTGACGGCCTGCCGCCGGAAGGCACCCCGCCTGCCGAGGGTGCCCCGCGCACCTTCAGCCGCCGCTCGTGGTGGTGACGATGGCCAAGGGGAAGTCCGACAGCATCCCCAGCCTCACCCGGGCCGTCGCGGATGATGGGGCGGCGGCCTACCGCGCCGCCATTGCCGCGCAGATCGAGGGCAAGGACGCCTCCGACGCCTGGGACGCATGGGAGCAGGATACGGCCGCCCTGCTGCTGGTCTCGTGGGCGGCGGGCGCGGCCGCAAGCCTGCAGGGCGCGGGCGTCCCCATCCCCAAGTCTTCCGTCGTGCGCTTCGACGCCGAGGAGCGGTCGATGCTGGCCGAGTTCGCGCCCGGACCCTCCCGGGAGGTCGTGGCGCGGTTCATGGAGATGGTGCCCCTGACCCGGGCGCGGTGGAACGACCTGATCGCAAAGGCCCTTGAGGCCGCCAAGGAACTACGAAAGGACGAGGAGCAGACGGCTGTCCAGAAGATGGCCGACCGCTCGCCGGCGCTGCGCGCCCTGTTGTTTCCCGGGCAGCTTCCGACTGAAGTCCAGATCCGCCGCATCCCGCAGGTCGCCGAGGTTGCCCGCACGGGCTTCTTTGTGACCGGGCTGTCAAAGGCGAAGACCGCGCAGCTCCGCAAGCTGCTCGGGAAGGTCGTGCGCGGGCAGACCACGATCACCCAAGCCGGAAAGACCCTCAAGAGCGTCGGGATCCCGCAGTTCATCGAGGAGGCCCGGGATCTCCTGAAGGTCGGCGAGGACCTGACAGACGCCAGGCTGGAGACGGTCTACCGGACGAACCTGAACCGCGCCCAGACGCAGGGGCGGCTGGACATCTGCCGGGACGAGACCGTGAAGAAGTTCGTGCCCCTTATGCGCTACAGCGCGACCAAGGACAAGCGCACCCGGGAGACGCACAAGGCGATGGACGGGTACATCGCCACGACCGAGATGATCGACGGCATGGGGATTGCGACCCCGGGCGGCTTCGCCTGCCGATGCGTCTGGGTGCCCGTGCCCATCTCGGTGGCGACCTCAAGCGGCTGGGTGGACGCCGACGGCGCGCCGGACTTCAACGCCATCCGGGCGCACAACGGGGCGCGCCAGCGGCTGATCGACACCGGGCAGTTTCCCGACCCCGGCTTCATCGCCGGATAGGTGCGAAGAACGCGGCATCTGTTTGGCCTATCGGGCGCATCCGTACCTTCCGGGAGGATGCCGGATATCGACCTCAAGCCGACGCAGGAGATGGCGGACAACGCCGCCCGCGGCCTTGCCCTCCGTGAGAAGCACGGACGCGGCGGGACCGAGGTCGGCGTCGCTCGCGCCCGGGACCTGAAGAACCGGACGAACCTGTCCGCGGAGACCGTCCGCCGGATGGACTCCTACTTCGCCCGTCACGCCGTGGACAAGCAGGGCGAGGGCTGGGGCGAGGATTCGGCGGGCTACATCGCCTGGCTCCTGTGGGGCGGCGACGCCGGCCGGGATTGGGCGGCGCGAAAGTCCAAGGAGCTTGAGCGCGCCGAAGGCAAGGTCGAGAACAGCCGCGCCGAGCGCCCGTCCCACCGGATCACCGCCGGAGAGGGCACGGTCACGATCCACGACCTCGAGGTCTTCTGCGCCTACGACCCCCGGATCGACGGCGACTCCGACGAGGAGCTGGCGACCTTTGACAACAGCCGCGTACGGTCCATCGTGGAGGGCACCCAACGCTATATGGCGAAGGGATCCATGCCTCGGCTCGTGGTGATGCACGAGCGCGACGGCCAGGAGCCGAAGAGCTCCGTCGGCCGCTTCACCAAGCTGCGCTACGAGGAGCGCGACGGCGTCGGCTACATCATCGGCGACTGCGAGGTCGAGCGGTCGGTCTTCGACAAGCTTCTCGCCACGAACGCCTTCCCGCGCCGCAGCGCGGAGATCTGGCCGGAACAGAACCACCTGTCCGAGGTGGCCCTGCTGGGGCGCGAGACGCCCCGCCGGCCGCTTCCGGACACCCACTTCACCCGGACGGGAAATGCCGTCCGATTCGCTCGTTCGCTCCGCTTCGACATGGGGACGGTCGGCGGCGGGCTTTCCACGTTCGTCCCCAGCACGAAGGACACCCACCAAATGGACGACCTGCACAAGGAGGTCGCTGCCCTCAAGGCGGCTATGGAGGAGATGAAGGACGCCATGAAGCGCGCCTTCGCCTCGGACGCCGAGGACGGCAAGGAAGAGATGGGCGCCGACGACATGCTCACGCAGCAGTTCGGCGCGGAAGACGAGATGAAGGAGGACTTCGCGGAGGACGCGGTCCACATCGACATCGGCAGCCACAGCGGCGCGCCCGACGAGGCCGAGGCCGAAGTCGAGTTCGCCGAGGATGGCGAGGAGGAGTTCGAGATGGACGGCGATGAGCGCCTCCTGCTCGCCTCGCGCCCGGGCAAGCCCGACGTCTTCGCCATGCGCCGCGAGAACGCTCGCATGGCCCGCGAGCTGGCCGCCGTCAAGGCGGAGATGGCCCGCGAGAAGTTCAGCCGAGAGCTCGACGCCATGCAGGCCGACGGCTACCGCATCCCGGCCGCCCAGCGCCCGCGCCTCCTGGCCGAGCTGACCCGCGCCCGCAACCCCGAGGACGTCCTGGAGTCGTGGCGCGAGCTGTTCGCTCGTGACCCCGTCGGCGTCCGCATCGACATGGGCCGAGCCGAGATCCCCGCCGGTGATCTCGACAAGGCCGCCGTCTCCGAGCTCGTCAAGCAGTTCGCTGGCAAGCCGGAGGAGTTCGTCAAGGCAATCAACGCCCGTCGCAAGACGCGGTAATCAAGGAAGGACACTCACATGGCAGACTTCGGTTTCATTCCCAACCTCATCGCGGGCGGCGACATCTACCCGTTCCGTATGGTCGAGCTGTCGACCAGCGCCGCCTTCACGGGCACGCAGGCGAACGCCGCGTCCGACAACATCGTCGGCGTGACGGACGGCTCGGTCTACAAGTTCGACGCCACCCTGAACGCCGTGGCCGGCACGCAGATCAGCCTGCAGCCGACCAACACGGTGCAGGTCGAGGCGGGTGCCGGTGGCGTCACCATCGGCTGCTACCTGACCTCGGACGCCAACGGCAAGGCCCTCAAGACCACGACCGCCGGGCAGGTCGCCTTCTACATCGCCCTCGAGGCGGCGAACGCGGGAGAGATCTTCCGCGCCTTCCGCATCGGCCCCCGCACCCTCTGATCCCTGAAAGGACACGGACACCATGAGCTTTTACGCAGTCGGCGGAGGCCTTTCGACCTTCGTCCCCTCGACCAACGATCTCGCCACTGGCGCGCTCCAGGTCGAGTTCACCCGGTCGGTCAATACTTTCGCCCTGACCCGCTACGCGCAGATCGTGCCCACGACGAAGATGTCGGGCTACTACCTGCGTCAGGACCCGACGGACAACATCCGCATCACGGACACGAACGAGTTCATCTGGCCGCTGGGCAATGACCGCCCGACCGGCAAGCAGAACTCCTTCGAGTTCCTGCCCTACACCACGGAGCGTTACACGTTCCCGTTCTACATCCCGCAGGAGTCGGCGCAGCAGGCCACCTGGGACGTCGTTGCCCAGCACGCCCGCAGCAAGGCCGTCCTGGCGATGACCCGCCGCACGAAGAGCGCGGCGAACGTCCTCGCTGACTCGGCCGTGTGGACGGAGAGCGGCAACTACGCCGCGGACCCGACCGCCAGCCCGCTGTCGATCGGCGGCTACTGGAACGCGGCGACGGACACCAACCCCTACATCCAGCAGACCATCCAGAAGGTCATGCAGCGGGTCGGTCAGACGTCGAGCGGCGCGGTCAGCCCCAACCAGCTGATCCTCGTGATCAGCCCGGAAGTGGCGACCACGATCTCCCAGACCTCGGAGATCCGGTCCTACGTCAAGAACTACGGCGCTGCGATGCAGTTCCTGCAGGGCTCGGACACCTTCTCTCGCTGGGGCATCCCGCCGACCCTGTACGGCCTCGGCGACGTCATCGTCGATGACTCGGCCATCGTCACCAGCAAGAAGGGCGGCACGCTCGCCACGTCGTGGGTCCTCGGTCAGGGCGCGTACTTCGTGTCCCGTCCGGGTGGCCTCGTCGGCGTCGAGGGCTCGGCCAGCTTCTCCACCCTCCAGATCTTCGCCTTCGAGGACATGGTGGTCGAGAACTGGAACGATCCGTACAACCGCCGCATGGAAGGCCGCGTGATCGACAACTCGATCGCCAAGGTCGTGGCGCCCGCCGGCGGCTTCGCCATCGGCGACGTCATCAGCTGACGCCTCACACCACCGCCGTGCGCTCGGGGGGGTCTTCGGACCCCCCCGGGCGAACGTGTAGGAGAACTCGATGACCGCATACGCCGACTACGCGGACCTCGAGCACGCGCTGGATGGCACCATCATCGCGCAGCTCTGCGGGGACGCAGGGGTGCCGATGCCGGGGCCGAACCCCATGACGGACGCCGCGCTGGAGCGCGGCTCGAGCATCCTGCGCTCGTACATCCGGGTCGGGGAGTCGTACACCGAGGCGGAGATCGCTGCCCTCGCGGCGGCGAAGGATCCCCTCATGGTCATGATCGTGGTGGACATCGCCACGGAGTTCCTGTTCCAGCGCCGCGGGGCGAAGCTGTCGCCCGCGATCGAACAGCGCGTGAAGCAGGCGTACTCGTACTGCGAGGGCCTGCGCGACGGCAAGATGCTGTTCGGCGCGGTCACGGGCAACGTCGCCGCCGGCCTCCCGGCCGTGGTGGCGGTGCCGACGTCGAACCTCGGCTGGTATAACCAGGTCTCCAACAGCCAGTTCTTCCCGCCGCGCCGGGGAACCACGTACCCGTGACAAACTGGACGAACAAGGTCGCCGCGGCACTCCGCAGCCAGACGGTCAGGCAGGGCATCGCCCAGCTGGCCGTGGCGTGGATGTCCGAGCACATCGAGGAAGGCCGTGGCCGTCCGCAGCAGGGCGCGTTCATGGCCGACAGCCCGGGGCCCGACGGAGCGCCGTATCGCCCGCTGAAGGCGCTGTACGGCCGTCGTTGGGTCACCGGGAAGCCGGACGGTCCCGTGGTCAAGCGCCGGACGCGGACCGTCTACGGCAAGAAAGGCAAAGCCCGGAAAGTCACCGAGTCGCTGGTCGAGGTGCCGAGCTACCGCAACGGCGGCCAGCCCCTGCGGAACACCGGGAAGCTGCTGGGAAGCCTGAACGCCAAGTCGGCCACCAAAAGCGGCGGATTCCGCATCACGATGCGCGGTGAGGGTTACGGCATCTACCAAGACATGGGCTTCTCGACGAGCGGCCCGAACTTCATTCCCCTGACCAAGGCGGCCTCGCGCAAGGCCGACAGCAAGGCCGCACGGGCGGCCGGAATGACCCGAGGCTCGGACTACCTGCGCGCCCGCAAGGGCGTCCGTGTGCCGGCCCGTCCCTTCATCATGCCGACCCGGAACGACCTGCGCGCCCTCGGCAAGAACATCTACACCGGCCTGTCGGCCGTCCTGAAAGGAACCTGACCCATGTCCGCTCTGATCTACGTGCCGGGTCCGACCGTCGTGCTCGTGAACGGCTCGACGCTCGGCTACTCCGACAACGACACCCTGCCGTCCATCTCCTTCACCGACTTCCAGCACGAGGTCAAGACCGTCCAGAGCGGTCAGGTCCCCGAGGAGATCGTGCTGCAGGGGACGATGGCCAACATCTCCGTTTCGCTGGTGAAGTGGGACGCCGCGGTCTATTCGGCCCTGCTGGCCGACCAGCGCGGAACGTACAACGTCTCGCCCGTCGGCCGTCGCCTCGTGTCCTCTGGCGGCACCTTCCCGCTGGTCATCGACAGCTTGAGCACGACGCAGCAGTATTCGTTCACGGCCGCCTACCTGAAGCAGGACGGCGTGACGGACGCGCAGTGGGGCAACCGCGAGCGCGTCCTGACCCTGAACTTTGCGGCGATCCCGGTGGACGCCGGGTTCTTCACCTCATCCTCCTGACCATGATCAACCTCTCCGACGACAACGACCCGATGCTTTTCGCCGTCAGCCTGCCGCAAGGCACGCTGATCCTGCAGTTCATGGAGGTGGCGGCCGCGATCGCCGCGTCCCAGCGGCCGGACGCCGAGCCGACGCAGGCCGACGTGCTGGCCGCGATCCGGACGGCCTCCCGGACGCCCGACGTGGCTGGCGCGCTGCCCGACAACGTGCTGATCGCCGCCTGGCACCGGATCAACAAGGCCGTTGAGACGGCGGGAAACGTGTAAGGGCGGCCGCCCGGTTCTTGGCGGTGTACGGTCGGTCGCCCGACGAGTTCGACCCGGAGACAGCGATGGGCCTCTACGCGAACATCCCGGCCATCGAAAGCGCCGAGGCGCTGGTGCTCGCAAAGGGCATCTCCATCGCGTTCGGCGACAGCCGGAACATGGCGTCGGCGATCTACCTGACCACCGGAAACGCCGCGCTCGCGCAGCGCGTCGAGATCCAGGCGGCCGTCGAGAAGGCGCACGCGAATGGCTAGCACGTCGGCAATCCTCTATGAGATGCAGTCGGACCTGTCCGCGTGGATGCTCCAGCGCGGCTACGGGAACGTCGTGTACGTGGTCGAGGGACCGATCGACGAGACCGTCGGCCAGTACGCGATCCAGCTGGTTCCCGGCCCAGATACCGCCGTCCACCCCAACAGCGGCGTCGGCCTGATCCGGACCAGCCTGGACATCGTGGTCTGGTGGCGCGGGTTCTTCGACCCGATGCAGCGCGGCACGGAGCGCATTTCCGGCACCGACGGCATCCAGCAGTTCACCGATCAGCTGCGCGAGTACCTCGTGCAGCGGTTCTACGACGGCATGACCGTGCCCCTGCTGTTCCGGTCGGGCGGGACCGTGCAGGCGGTGCCTGACCTTGAGGGCTGGCTGACGCTGAAGGACACCTACGACTTCTGCTATCAGATGGACTGGACGGTGAAGTGATGGAAGACCTCGGGCATATCGACATCAACATCTCGTCGACGGGAGGAACGATTGGCGCTTCAGGCGCGCCCGGCGGGGGACCGGGAGCCCTTGCCGCGCTCAATCCCCTCGGCATGGCTGCGAACGGGATGCGGCAGCAGATGCAGACACTGCCGTCGATCCGGACGGCGATGGAGTCGCTGCGCCGGAGCATTACCCGCGGCACGGTCAGCCGGGCGGCCGTCGCCCAGACGGGGACGATTTCCTCGATCGGCGGCGAGCTGCGGGACTTCATCTCGCGCCCGACGATCGCCGGCTTCTCGGAGATCACGAAGAAGGGCAGCGCGACAGGCAACGCGCTCGGCGCGCTGGCAGGCAGCGGCGGCAAGCTGGCGGCCGGGCTGATGCTTGGCGCGGCCGCCATCGGCGTTTCGGTCGTTGCGTTCAAGATGCTCCAGAAGGCTGTGGACTACACGCGGGAACGCATCGCCGAGGTCGGTCGGTTCAGCGCGGCGGTGACCGTGGCGCAGGCGAACGAGCGCGTGGCGGCGCTGTCGCGTTCGCTGCGCGAGGCCGAGGAAAACGGCTACTTGTACGCTGCGGCGCAGCGAGCGGACACCGAGGCGTCCGACCAGCTGGCGATGGTCTGGCGGGACCTTTCCAAGATCATCGCGGTCGGGTCGATGGTGTTCAGCGCCTGGATCAAGAACACGGTCGCGCAGCTCAAGCTGCTGGTGCTGCCGCTGACGCTGTTCGCCAAGGGCATCAAGGCCGTCACGGGCTACGTGATGTCCTTGGCTGCCGGGTTCAAGATGCCGGAGTGGATCGCCAAGCTGCGCGAGGTCTTCGCCAAGCTGGAGCCGTACATGAAGAAGATCCTCGACTCCTTGGGGATCATCGAGGACAACACCAGCGGCCG